GACTCACAAAGAAAAGACTTCCGATCCAGTCAGTTGTTGATATCGCGGTTCCGCAGATGCCGCTCAACAGGTCAAGGAAGGGCGTCGAAAAGGACATCAGGGACTACATGTACAAGCGCATGGAGCATGAGATTCAGCGTTTGATCGCAGGAAAGTAACGCATGGAGCTTACAAAGAAAGAACTGGCCAATATTGCCGGATATACTTACAGACGGCTGTATGACATAGACAGGGATCTTCCGGACAACAGAAAACTTTTTGTACAGGGCAAGGATTCATCGAAGTATGACCTTGCTCTTTTTGTACAAAGGTGGGTCGAATACAATGTAGCCCTGCATCAGACAGAGACAAGCTACGATCTCGATGAAGTAAAAGCACGCCATGAGGTTATCAAAGCGGAAAAGACACAGCTTGAAGTAGACCGCATGAGAGGCCAGCTGATCGACGTGGCCGACGTCAAGAAACTATGGGCAGACATTGCAAACACTGTCATGCAGAACATGATCCATCTGCCTGACAAACTTGCTCCGCAGCTGATTATGCGGGACAACACGGAAGAAATTGCGGATATCATAAGCGAAGAGATAAGAACGACCCTGGATGGAATAGCAGATACTCCACTTCCTGACTATGTAGAGGATGATGAAGATACAGACGAAACGGAGGACGAAGAAGAGGAGGTGTAATATATGGGCGCCTTGAAAGATCTTGCCCTTTACACTTTTTCGATGTTCCGTCCGCCAAGAAAACAGACAGTATCAGAATGGGCGGACCAGAACAGAGTCCTTGTATCGGAGTCATCAGCTGAACCGGGACAATGGAAGACAGACAGAGCGCCGTATCAGCGCGAGATCATGGATTGCTTTACGCAGCCGGGAATATGGCAGATCGTAATCATGGCGTCGGCACAGGTAGGAAAATCCGAGATTGAGCTTAACATGATGGGCGAGGCAATAGACAACGATCCAGGACCAATGCTCTACATCCAGCCTACCGACAGCGTAGCCCAGGACTATTCAAAAAGACGTATAGCACCAATGATAAGTGCATGCCCGACACTGAGAAAGAAAGTGTTCAAGGCACGAAGCAGAGACGCAGCAAATACGATCAACATGAAAACATTCCCTGGCGGGTCCCTTGCGATCATCGGGGCAAATGCTCCCGCGGATCTTGCATCGAAGCCGGTTCGGTACATTTTCATGGATGAGATAGACCGCTTCCCAAGATCAGCCGGAACAGAAGGAGACCCGATAGAGCTTGCGGAACGACGTACCGAAACATTCCGCCACAATCGGAAGATCGTCAAGACATCGACCCCAACTGTAAAAGGGAGGAGCCAGATTGAGAGAAGCTATATGAGCGGCACACAGGAAGAATGGCACACGGAATGTCCGTACTGCCATACATATAGCTATATAAAGTTTGCAGATATCAAGTTTGAAAAAGAGGAATTCCACAATGAAGACGGAGATGTAGATTGGCATATCAAGAAAGTGTCATGGTGCTGCCCAGTATGCAAGAGGGAGATTCCGGAGCATAAGACAAAAAGGTGTCCTGCAAAGTGGGTAAGCAAAAATCCGAAGGCACTTCAGAACGGAGTACGGTCATTCCGACTCAATGCTTTTATGTCTCCGTGGTCTGATTGGCGCGATATATGTCATAAGTTCCTGAAGTCAAAAGACGATCCGGACCTGCTCAGAGTTTTTTACAATACGATCCTGGGCGAAGTTTGGGAAGTGCATGTGAAAAGCGGACTTTCGGAATCTCTTTATGACAGGCGCGAGCATTATGACGCGGAAGTCCCGGACGGAGTATTGGTCCTAACGATGGGAGTCGATACGCAGGACAACCGCCTTGAGTATGAAGTTGTCGGATGGGACAGAAACGGACAGAGCTGGGGCATTGAACGCGGTGTTATTCCTGGTCGCGCTGATGCACCGGGAGTATGGGAAGAAATAGACGGACTTCTGGACAAAGAATGGTCATTGAAAAACGGAATGAAGATGAAGATCCTTGCAACGTTCATTGACTCTGGCGGCCATTATACGCAGGAAGTTTACAGAGAGTGCGCAAAACGGCAGACAAAGAGAATATGGCCGATCAAGGGTGAAGGCGGAGAAGGAAAGCAGTATTGCAGACCGATGAAGCGGAACCCCGGAAAAGCAGAAGGCATGAAGTTCATCATCGCCGTTGATGAAGGAAAATCAGGAATCATGTATGAGGCTGGTGTAGAAGAGCCGGGTCCGAGTTACATGCATTTCCCCATCGACTACAGAAAAGGCTACGATTCGGAATATTTCAAGGGTCTGATTTCAGAGACCATGGTAGTTCATCGCAGGAATGGAAAGAGCGTGATCGCATGGGAAAAGGTTCACGAGAGAAACGAGCCTCTTGACTGCCGGAACTATGCCAGAGCTGCTTACAAGTATTTCAACTGGCGGTTCGACGACATAGAGCGAGTGATAAGCGGGATCCCGGAAGAACCGAAGATCGTAACAACGGATGAAAAGAGAAGAAAGCGAAGCAATCACGTAGTCAACCGCGGGATAAGGATTTAAGGAGACAGTAAATGGCAGCGATACATGCATATACGCTTCAGGAAGCAACAGAGATGCTGACCCTTTGCAAGACTGCTTACAGAGAGATCGTAAGCGGACAGGCAAAGAGCTACCGGGTAGGTACCAGAGAATACACATCACTCAACACGGAAGACCTGATGAAGCAGATTGTCTATTTCTCCAACCTGGTAGAAGCACTGTCCGGCAGCGCAAGATCCAAACGCGTAGCACGCGTGATACCGCGAGACTTATAAGGAGCGTGAGACATGAGCAGAAATCCAAACATAAGAGAACGGATGATCTACCTTTTCTCACCGAAGAGGGGAAACGAAGCATATTCACGGCGAATGGAAAGGGAGAAGCAGGCTTCCGGGACACCGGCTAATGGGAAAAACGGTCCTATCATGGACAGCTATGGGAGCCATGGAGCATCCTCAACACTCAATGCTCTTGTTGGATGGATCACGGATCCAGGAAACGCGGAAGACAGCATAGATCTTTACTCGTCTACACTGCGAAAGCGGGCAAGAGACCTGTATGAAGGCGGAGGACTTGCCAGAAGCGGGCCGCAAACCCTCAAAACATCCGTTGTGGCATGGGGGATCATTCCAAAACCGAAGATCGACGGCGAAGTGCTGAAGATGACGGAGCAGAAAAAGGAGGAAGCCGAAAGACAGATCGCCAGGGAATTCAAGCTTTGGGCAAACAATTCTATGTGCGACGCGGAGCGGCAGCAGAACTTTTACGGACTACAGCAGCTCGCATTTCTGTCCATGCTTATGTCGGGCGATGTGTTTGCTCTGTTCGGAATGAAGCCGAATAAGCGGACACCTTATCAGACGACTGTGAGACTTCTTGAGTCAGACCGGATCTGCACTCCGGATTCATCAGGAGACAGCATAAGCCAGGACCTCGACAACGGGGGACGGATCATTGACGGCGTTGAAATCAATAAAGAAGGCGAAGTAGTCAGGTATCATGTATCGTCAAGAAGCCCGCTTGCAAGTACGGATGGAAGCGAGCTGACATGGACGGCCATAGATGCATTTGGATCAAATACGGGACTTCCGAACATGCTCCACATCATGACGTATGAGAGACCAGAGCAGAGAAGAGGAGTGCCGTTTGTATCAGCTGAGATAGAATCGCTTAAGCAGTTTTCAAGGTATATGAATTCTGAGCTTGCTGCCAACGTTGTATCAGCCATGTTGACATGCTTTATCACGTCTCAGGAAGATGACGGACACTTCGGGATGGAAGACGCCGTAAACGAGGAAGATAAGGTTTCGGACGATGATCTGAATCTCGAACTTGCACCGGGCGCAATCTACTCCCTTCCTCCGGGAAAGGATATAAAGGAAGTAAATCCGCTCAGGTCAAACGCACAGTTTGAGAGCTTCGTAAATACAACGATCACGATGATAGCTGCTTCCATGGGGATTCCGAAAGAAGTGATCCTCAAGAAGTACGAGAGCAACTACACCGCAGCAAGGGCGGCCCTGCTGGACTTCTGGCGCTCTGTACGAGTTTACAGAACGTCATTTGTAAACCAGTTCTGCCAGCCGATATATGAACAGTGGCTTTCCGAAGCAGTAGCAGCCGGACGCATTGACGCGCCTGGCTTTTTTGATGATCCAATCATCCGCCAGGCATGGTGTGAGTGCATCTGGATGGGGGCTTCCATGGGACATGTGGACCCGCTCAAGGAAGTCAATGCCGCGGAAGCCAGGATTCGGAACAACATTTCCACTCAGGAACAGGAAGCGTCCGAGTACAACGGCAATGACTGGGCCGCGAACTTTCTTCAGAGAAAGAAAGAGGTGGCAGCACAGACAGAATTGATAAATATAGCGCAGGCAGGTCAGACACAGAATCAAGGAGGAAAAACATGAGCCACAAGGCAAACATTGTCATGATGAGCACAAGGCCGGATCTCTTCAAGATCGGATTTTCGTGCAGCATGTCGGCCGAGGACAAAGACACAGGAGAGATCAAGCTTTACGGCCAGATCATCTCAAACATGCCGGACACATGGAAATACGATGACCAGGACAAAAGCGCCGAGGACTTTGACAAGGCAGTCAAGAAACTGAAAGAAGACGGCGCGAAGAAACTACTTCTCCGCATCAATTCACCGGGAGGGATTGTAAACGAGGCAGTTGCAATGCGGTCCATCCTTGCAAATGCAGGATTTGAGTCAATCAACATTCGTATCGAAGGATGGTGCGCTAGCGCTGCAACGATCATAGCTACTCTTCCAGGATGCCATGTGGCAATCACGGAAGGGAGCGAATTCATGATCCACAATCCTTCCACAGTTGCCTGGGGCAATGCGGATGATATTGAGAAGACCGTTGTACATCTTCGCAACATCGAGAGCAATATCCGCACGATGTACACGAAGAGAACCGGGAAACCGGATGAAGAAATCAAGAAGATGATGGACGCGGAGACATGGTTATCCGCTGAAAATGCCGTGAAGGAAGGGTTTGCCGATGAAGTAATAGACGAATCCAAGGAAGAGCCGGCAGCCGCAAGCGTATCGTCACAGTTTATGACGGCAATGAAAGGCATGTATCACGCGATACCAGAAGGAATACGGATCAGCGATGAAGCAGTGCCGGAAGACGGGAAGAATGAAAATTCCGTCAATGATGATGCTAGTAATGGCACCTCGAAGGGCGGGTGCCTCACTAGAATAGATAATTCCAAAAAGGAGGAAAACAACATGGAACTGAAAGACATTACTATGGAGCAGCTTGCATCCGAAAGACCGGATCTGCTTGATAGCGTCCGTCAGGAAGCTGTAAAAGCAGAGCGCACCCGCCTTGAGGACATCGACGCGCTGACCATCCCAGGCTATGAGGACATGGCCGAGAAAGCAAAGGCAGATGGAACAAGTGCGGTTGACTTCCAGAAGCAGGTAGTTTCCGCGATGAAACAGAAGGGAAAGAACTTTCTGGATCAGAGGACCGAGGAGACAAAACCTGCACAGGATGTGAGAGGCGGAGAGCCGGCAAGCAACGCCGCATCCGAGGATGAGGAGATCAATGAGTACGCCGGATCTATGGCTGAGTACGCGAAAGAGTACGCAGGCAGCACAGACGGCGCAATGTTTTAATCTGCAAAGGAGGACAGCGAAATGAGTGAACTTTACGGAACCGTTGGGACCAGGACTTACAAGCAGCTTCTTTCCGATCCAGAAAGAGCGGATGTAATCAGTGTCCCCGTAGCTCCCGGAAACGGGACGATTGCAATCGGAACTCTTCTTGCACGCAGCGAAGCAGGGCTTTACGCGCCGGCAAAGGCAGCAGATGTGACAGAAACGGCATATCTGGTCGTTGCAGGAGAGAATGTTGAGTCTGGCGAGGCAGCCGGATCAGGAGAGACCGCAACAGCAGCAGACGCAAAAGCATACCGGTCCGGATGCTTTGTAGATGGAGCAGTTGTTCTGGCAGATGGAACAACCCCGACCGCAGCGGCAAAAGTGATCCTGAGAAAGCAGGGAATCGTATTTGACCAGCAGGTATCAACAGAGACTTTTGACAACACCGTCAAGGGCGCATAAGAGAGCAACGAAAGGAGACTGAAAATGGATATTTATTCTACCCGTGCGCAGCTGGCAGCAATCGAGCAGATGCCGCGTGAATATTCTGCACTGTTTGATCTGTTCGTAAAGGACAGAGGTCCTATCGAGGATGATAAGGCAATTTACGATTACAAGAAGGGAAGCAGGAAGATGGCACCGACCGTGCGCCAGGGTGCAGGCGGAGTCCTTATGGACCGTGATGGATTCGAGACCCGCGAAATCGGATTCTGCACGGTAGCCCCGGAAAGAATCGTCGAGTCTCAGAACCTTAAGGACAGGATCTTTGGAGAAAAGGTCCTTGGAGCAATGACTCCGGCAGAGAGAGCGAAGAAGATCCAGGCTCGTGACCTCGTTGACATGCGCAGAGCAAGCCAGAGACGTTACGAATGGATGGCAATGCAGGTCCTTACCACCGGAAAGCTTCAGGTATTCAACTATACCAACGAGGGAAGAGGAATCAACCCGGTCATGATTGCAGACTATGGCTTCACCAACTTCTACACTCCCGATACAAAGTGGAGCGATGCTGGCGCAGACATTGAGGGCGATATGGAGAGGATCTTCGATCTGGTTTACGACGGCTCAGGCTATGTAGACAGGATCGTGTTTGCCCCGGACGTTGCTGCGGCCCTTCTCGGGAATGAGAAGTTCATGAAACATCTCGACAGAAAGAACGAAAACGCCGGAAAGATCAATGCACAGTACAAGGGGCAGGGGCTTCGCTATCTCGGAATCAATGCAGATGGATCAGAGCTCTACAGCCTTTCCGGGACCTACGTTGACGATGACGGAGTAGTCAAGCCGCTTATCCCTGCCGGACAGCTCATCGCAGGATCCGCGGACGTCCTGAACGCATACTTCGGACCGGTCACTCAGGTAGAAGGAAGCGGCAATGAGGCACAGTACAAGACCTATATCAAGAAGCAGGTTCCGCTGCGCTATGGCTCCACTGAGACCAACGCAGTAAAGAACCGCCTGACTTCCAGGCCGACTATCGTACCGTTCAACGTCGATGCATGGGCAGTCGGAAAGGTGATGTAATCACAAAGGAGGCAGACATGCTCGTAGCAAACTACTACGTCAAAGTCAATGGCGAGGTATATATGCGCGGCGAACAGATTCCGGATGACATTCCGGACATCAAGAAAGACTGGCTAATCAGCTCGGGCGCAGTATCAGAGACCGCTGAAGGACCTGAAAAGGCCGAGGAAGAGCCTTCAAGCGATGATGGACCAGATATAGGCATGCCGAAGCCGGAACCGGAGGACGAAGCGGATGAAGCCGGAGAAGCACCGGAAATCGATGCAATGGCAGGAATCGTCGCTCCAAAGAAAACTCGCGCTAGGAGGAAAAGACAGTGAAGGTAAAGATCTTAAAAACCGGAAAAGTCGAAGATATCAACAGCAGCTATGCTTCTCGCCTGATCGAGCAGGGAAAGGCGATTCTTCAGGAAGAAGCAAAGAAGGAAGCTGAAAAGCCCGCAGCAAAGAAAGGCTGATTGAATGTCACTGAGAGAACGCATAAAGGATGACATCGGCCGGTGCTTCATGCGGCTTGACCATTTCGGGGAGACCCATTACTGGAATGGACATGAAATCGTATGCGTGCCGGACGACGAAGAAGCGATCAAGAGAAAGAACAACAACGTCAATGATATCTCCTGGGATAACAATACGCGGAATGTTCTTCTCCATACACCGCTTGAAGGGTTTCCGGGAGGCCGGGAGCCTGAGCCCAACACGCAGATCATGTATGACAAGCATCCATGCAAGATTCTCAGCGTGACAAACAATATGGGCATGCTCGATATTGAACTCATTGCACTCGATCCAAGGGAGATGATGTAATGCGGACGACCGAAAGACTGACCGCCCTGAAAAACTGGTGCTATAAAAATCTCTGCGAAGGCAGAATGATGAAAGCGCCGGGAGAGAACATGGACGTTACTAAGATCGTCCGCACAGAGCCCAAAGTATTTCTTGCCTGGGCGCCGAACCGGATGGACAAGACAGGGAACCTCAAGGAAGATACGTTAAGTACATGTCCAGGAATCATCATCATGCCATCACAGTCAAACGCCAAGTACGTAGAGGAAAAGCGATTTGACCGGTACAACAACGTTCATCGTCCGCAGGAACTCGGACAGCATCTTGCAGTATCAATTCTGTTTACTGTTTACGAGCCTGGAATAAGACTTCCAGGCTTTGTAGATTCTGCGGATGAAAACGGAAAAGGACTTGACATGACCCTTATCAAAGAGGGCACAGAAGAAGGACTATTCACTCTGATGGACTGGATGGATGACTGCCTTGAGGCAATGATCCGGGACCAGTTCATTCCAGACTCGGATCTCTTCTTGGAGGACGAGACGATGCAGTACAGTCTGTACACCGACCAGAGCTATGTCGTTGACAGACGGCCGATCTACTACGGTTTTATCAACGCTTCATTCCAGTGCTATGCAAACCACGGAGTGAATGAGGAAATGAACAATCTTTTATAACGAGGAGGAAATAACATCATGGCGGAATATCTGCATGGCGCGTATGGCCAGATCAGCGCTGTTGGCGACAAGGTGACGACCGCCGGAACTGGTGCCATTGTCTACATTGGTACCGCACCGGTCCACACCGCAGCCGAGGGCGCAGACAGCATCAACAAGCCGATTGTTGTAAACAACATCGCAGAAGCAAGAAAGTATTTTGGATATTCGGATGATTTTGCAAGCTATACTCTTTGCGAGGCAATGCATGTGCATTTTGACGCAAAGGGAGTCGGCCCGCTTGTCTTCATCAATGTCCTGGATCCGGCGAAACATAAGGGATCCGAGAAGGGGAACCTTTCGAAGACTCCGGAGAACGGAAGAATCACGATTCCGTCCGCCGGCAATGTGATTCTTGATTCTATTGTAATCAAGTCCGGCACTGCCGCAAAGACAAAGGGAACGGATTACACAGTCTCCTACAGCTCCGACAAGGAAACCATTACCATCGCCGAGGCAAAGAGCGGATCTCTTGGGACGGAAGCACTGACGATCACTTACGATACCGTTGACCCATCCAAGGTAACAGAAGAGGACATCATCGGCGCATCTGACGACAATGGCCTGTACACCGGAATCTATGCCGTAAGGAACGTATATCCGCTTACCGGATATATCCCGGCTTATCTTGCAGCACCGGGATTCTCTTCCAGCAAGGAAGTTCATGACGCACTTTACGAAAATTCCGTAAAGGTCAACGGACACTGGGACGCCTGGATCTTCTCTGACCTCCCGATCACGACCGACAGCAAGCCGGTAGAACTTTCCGATGCCAAGTCCGCAAAGCAGAAGATCGGATGCACGAAACAGAACGAGACTACTTCCTTCCCGATCGTTTCCGGAACTGACGGAAAGAAGTATCATCTGTCTGTCCTGAGAGCAGCGAATTTCCAGGAACTTCTGAACAACAATGACGGGATTCCGTATATGAGTGCATCCAATACGGAGGCAAGCCTGATTGAGAACCTGTATCTCGGAGAAGCATATAAGAACCGCGTCTATGATGACAAACTCATCAATGAAAAGCTTTGCAAGAACGGCATTGCATCCGCGGCATATGTTTCCGGAAGATGGGTAATCTGGGGAGCTCATGCTGCTGATTACGATCAGAGCAATGCTACTCAGATCAATGTTGCTGAGACCACTCGCATGATGCTGTTCTACATCTCGAATGATTTCCAGGCAAGAAGGTCCGCCGACGTAGATAAGCCGCTGAGCCCGAACGACATCAAGGCGATTGTCGCAGAAGAGCAGGCAAGACTTGACGCACTTGTTTCTATGGGTGCCCTGACTTATGGAAAGGCTGAGCTCAAGGCTGATGCAGATGCCAAGAGCGACCTCATCAACGGGGATTACGCGTTCACGTTCAATGTGACCACGACTCCGCTTGCAAAGAGCCTCACCGCTTACGTCAACTGGACGGACGATGGCTTCGTAACTTACTTTGACTGATAAGAGATAAGGAGGAAAAGACATGCCGTCTAAGGTTTATAACAACGTTGAAGACCATCGGCTTCTCGACGGAGGAGTAACCGTCGAAGATGTCACCAAAGTTGGCCTTCCGACTATCAAGCATACGACCACCACGATCAAGGCTGCCGGAATGGCAGTTGACGTGGACATGCCAGATACTAGCCACATGGAAGCAATGGACTACTCCATTACCCACAACAATGGTGCAAACTGCAACCTGCTTGCTACTCCGGGGAAGCACACACACGAATTCCGTACTGTCCGCCAGAGATACAACGTGGCGAAGGGCGAAATTGAACATGAGTCTGTCAAGTACAGACTGACCGGAGTGCATGTATCGACCGAGAAGGGAGATATTGAGACCGGAAACCCGTATGGATCCACAGACAAGTATTCTCTCCTGAGATATGAAGAGATCGTCAACGGTGTAGAGACGACCGTGATTGACGCTATGTCCGGCGTCATCAAGTACAACGGGAAGTCCTTTACGGATTCCGTACAGAACATGCTTAAGTAAGAGCACCAAAGCAAAAGAACAGAGTGCCGGGGATCATTCCCTGGCACTTATTTTATGAGGACCATTCATGGAAGAGAATAAAAACAATATCAAGCCGGAAGGCACAGAAGGCGAAAAGCCGGAAAATTCAAAGAAACTGGACCAGAAAGAAGCAATCGAAGCCCTTCAGAAAGAACTGAATGAGCGGAGAGAAAAAAGCAGGATTGCGAACGAAGCAATTTCCCAGGGAAAAGGAATTCTCAACCTTGAAACTCCAATCAAGGAAGGAAAGGAAGAGATCAGCCAGCTCCCGTTTGACTTTACGAAAATGACGGGCCTGGAATATATCGCGGCTATGGACTCTGATACGACCAACATTCAGATCTATCGCATTACATACAGACAGGCGCTTTCTTTGTTTGCAACAGCAGCGGCAAAGGAAGTCGCATCACTGGATAATAAAGACATCATTGAACGCATCGGAGTAACGGACGCGATTGAAGCAGTCCAGCTAGCAACGATTTTTTTCACCGCCTCGACAAGGGCGGGGCGGCTGCGTATCTCGAAAAAGTAATTGAGACCGGTATGGTAACTCGATCATCTGTGACGGATCTTCTGAAACTCACGACAGGACAGTTCGCCATGGTATATTCTGCGACCATCCGTGTTCTCAACAAAAGCAGAGAGGACTAGGATGAACATTTACTACCAGGGCACCGATATTACAGACATGGTTCAGGCAAAAGAATGTATCGTGCGTGACACATGCGGAGACCGGTGCGATAGCATAGAGATCGTTTTCGAAAATGCTGCCGGGTGGTATCGATGGGGGCCGAAGAAGGACGACATAATCAAAGTTACTTCCGGGGCATATGACAGCGGAGCGATGTTTGTAAACACGATCCTTCCGGAAAACGGGAGGTTCCGCATTATGGCTACATCGCTTCCAGTTGGAGCAAGACAGAAAGAATTCAAGAGCTTTGGCAACAAGACAATCGAAGAGATCCTGAGACAGTGCAGCGCAAAGACCGGAATGGGATATCAGGTTTTTGGAATTGAGAAAACGACCAATATACCATACATCGAAAGGGACATGGAAGGTTGCGCGGCATTTCTGAGCAGGGTCCTCACACTCGAAGGAGCAAAGCTCAAATGCATAAACGGGATGTTCACTGCCATCGGAATTTTGTATGCGCAGAATCTCGATCCTGTAAGAACCATGACCGTATCTGCAAATCAGGAAGGTGTGACTTATACACGAGGAGGCATGAGGCAGAAAGCTATCACGGTTTACTCGCCTTACGGGAAAGCCAGAGCGGAGGACAAATCCGTATTATCTGGTGATGAAAACACGGTCCCGCTTCCAGTTCTGAATGATATTCAGGCTGGAAGGTGGGCCAGGGGAAAACTGATCGACGAAAACCGAAAATGCGAGTGCGTCAACGCTTCGATGTCGTTTGATCCATACTTCACTGCGATGTCTAGAGTAGATATCCAGGGTGGAACGGATGCGGACGGTGAATGGATCATTGATGATGTACAGCACGATCTAGTTAATAGCAGAACCAAAGCAACACTCAGAAGATGCATTGTTACAGTTCAGTGAGGGACCATGTACGTGTACGAAAATTACGGAAGGATCGAACGGGGGCAAGTTATATCGAAGTATGACGATATAGCAAAAGGAGCCATTCTGTATAGAGTGCAGTCCCTCGACAGAAACGGGATCATAATACCGGAAATGCGGTCTGTAGACGACAGGACATATGAACTGGAAGAGAAAGTTTATTATTTCAGCTTCCCTGACGGAACCGGAAGAATTTTGTGCAGCATGTAACAGACGGAAGGATGGTTAAGAAATGGCCCAGACGCTTGAAACCGTAATCGCCATAAATGCGAAGACCGGTAATGGATTCAGCCAGGTAGGAGCTACACTTGCTGAACTTGGCAGCATGGTAGATGGATGGAGCCAGAAACTTATTGATTTCGGCAAAGATTCCGTCGAAGTATATCGGAATTACGAGAAGTCAATGAGCAGCGCGGAAGTCGCACTCTCAACGACTTACGGCAAAAACTCAGCAGATCTTCAGGGGGTTATGAACCAGCTCGGAGACGCTGCTACAGAGTGGGCCGCAACAACAATCTTTCATACCAACGATGTCGCAGATGCAATTTCGGAGGCGGCACATGCCGGTTGGGACGCTCAGCAGATCATGGCAGGTATTCCAGCGGCTATGCAGCTCGCAGAAGCCGGAGGACTTGACCTGTCGGATTCTGTCAATTACATCGTAAAGGCGACTACGGCGGCAGGAGTCAGCTTCGAGGATCTGGGAGATTTTGTAGACGAATGGGCCTTTGCGTCAAACTCATCTGCATCAAACATTCAGGAATTTGGTGACGCCATGCTTCGCATGGGCGGAACCATGAAGTTTGCTGGCGATACAAAAGAGCTCATGACCATGCTGGCCACGACAGCTGATGCAGGAAGTGTTGGCCAGGAAGCCGGAACAATGATCCGTAACTCCATGCTCAGACTCATCGCGCCTACAAAGAAGGCAAAAAAGGCCATGGCAGAACTCGGAGCAACGAGCGATGAAGCTGCCGGCCTTATGGATGACGAAGCTCTTGCGGCCGCAAATGCGAGACTTGAAGCTGCCGGATTCTCTGCATACGACGAGCAGGGAAATCTGAAGCCAATCCTGGACGATTACAGGGACCTTTATGTTGCTCTTGGAAATATTGCCGGCGGATATGACAATATCGCAAAGAACAAAGATGCACTTGAGATCCTTTATCAGATCTTCCCGACGAGAACAATAACAGAAGCGCTGGCCATGCTGCAAGGCGTAGAGGACAACTATGGCGGACTCTACGAGAAGATGGCAAACGGTGAGGCAAAAGGATACGGAGAATACGCATCCGAAACCATGATGGACACGCTGAACGGCCGTATCGAGATCTTCAAGTCAAAGGTCGAACGCTTGAAGCAGGTAGTAGGAAAGTCGATTGATCCTCAGCTTTCGACTCTGATGGAAGTCGGCGGAGACTTTATCGACAAAATTGCGGGTCTGGACGAAGGAAACATGAACGCACTTGTTTCCGGCCTTGAAACGATTGCTCTTACTGGACCTGCACTTGGGATTGCTTCAACTGCCATGCGAATGATTGGGCATGTTGTGGCGAATCCGGCAGTTGGACTCGGCATGCTGACTGTAGCAGCAGTGTCAGCATATAACGCACTGCAAGCTCTCAACGAAGCAGAATACGAATCTGCCTTCGGAACAAATCAGATCGACCAGCAGGAAATAGCAAACTATACCGGCCGGATAGCAGACGGATATGACCAGGCTTGGCAGAAGATCGATCAGTTCCGGCAGGGAGTGGAAGATGCTCAGAGCGCATACGAAACCGCATCATCAAAGTTCAATTCGGAGCTCCTTACAAACCTGATTACAGGGGCAACACTCAGCCCGGAAGATCAGGAAAATCTTATGAATCTCGGAAATGAGATGGGGAAAGCTGTCAAAAGCGGAATTGAGCAGGACACAGCTGGATCCATGGACTACTTCGAGCTCCTTTTCGGAGGGGAAGGAGCCGCAGAACTTAGCCCTGATTACAACACGATCACGGAGCTGAAAAACAGTTCTTATGAGCAGGCTATTAGCAACTGTGAGCAGATTGGGAAGGACCTTCGGAACGCTTTAGCGGATGCCTTCAAAGATGGTACGATCAGCGACGAAGAATATGCGAATATTCAGAATTATATCAGAGCATATAATGACGCAATCTCGCAGGCTTCCCAGGAAGAACAGGATAGGCAGCTAAGGGTTGAAACCAACAAAGCTCTTCTGAAGGCTCAGAACGCAAGCCTTGATTCAGTAGAAGAAACAGCGGACCAGATCATTGGTACGCGCGATGAACAGATCACGAAACAGGAAGATGCATATTATTCAGAGTATGCAAAACTTCAGGACGACATCCAGCAGGCTCAGAAGAATGGAACGGTACTGGAATCACTTGGACGCGTACCGACAGATGCAGATGCAAAACAGCTTCTTCAGGATGTAACGGACCGATACAATACACAACAGTCACAGACAAGATCTACTTTTGATCGCGCCCTTTCTACCATGTGGGACCAGGCACTTCTTGGAAGCGACTACGGGGACACATATAAAGGGCTCGGAACTCTGGCAGATCAGGTCATGAGTGGAAAACTTGGTTTTGACGAGGCATACAGCCGGCTGCAAAGCCAGTATGGGTCAAACTATCACTCAAAAGTTGACGAAGAGCAGAATCCAAACTCTGACAGATCAAGAATATCCGACACTTTATCTCAGGCAATCAGCGATATGGGAGGAGCTGCGGCAGTTGCGGCAGACATCCAAACACTGAACAAAAGCGGAGACACAGAGACAGCATCTCAGCTTACTCGTATGCTGATGATGGATGCCCTGAATAACCATCTTGCTGTAATAGAAACACCAGAAACGAAGGACCTGAAGGGGATAAAAGACCTCCCGGCATGGATAGATTCAGCATTTGGAGGCGATGCAACCGGTCTATATAATGGACTGAATAATGCTTACCTTGGCGCGTGGGGGAAGCTCTTCCCGAATGCAAATATAACGTCACAGGCACAGAGCATGGCCGGGGTAACTCAGCAGCAGGCGCCGGCGCCAGCTGGAAACACAACAACTCCGGAAGTAAAAGCGCCACAGCAACCAGCAACGAATACTACTCAGACAGAAACAGCAGAATCGGAAATATCAGGAAATGTAACTCTTCAGAAATCTGATGTTTCTTACGAGGGAGACCCAATCGAGATCCCTGCACTCGCTCAGCTCGAAGCTGCGGCTCAGCCTGTTTCTTTTATCCAGGCACCAGTGGAAGGATTCGACAAAGTAACTCAGCTTCAGAACCAGGGCGTAAAGGTAGACGTCGATGGAGATACGCAGCAGATCGAAGCAAAGATAGACGGTCAGAACGGACAGCAGCTTTTGGAATATGTCGACGGCGATGCAACAAATCTATCAATGTCGATATCAGACCAGGACGGAAAAACTCTCAGAGAGAATGTGACAGGTGATGCATCATCACTCGCACGCATTATCAATTCTTATAACGGGAAAGTCATCACTGTAAACATCCTCGGAAGAAAACTTTTTGCGTCCGGCGGCCGTGCAACAGAAGCGTCTGTATTTGGTGAGGCTGGACCTGAGTGGGCGATTCCAGAAAAGCATGACAAGAATACCGCAGCACTTCTTGACGCAGCAAGGGCGGCATCCGGCTTCTCCTGGGGTGAGATCATCAGCAGGTTTGGAGGACTAAACGCAGACCCATCCGGGGCATCAAATGGAACTCTGATCTATAGCCCGACGATTCATGCAGAGAACGCGGACGGAGTAGACAGGGTGTTGAAAGATGACAAAGACAGGCTCGATGAGTGGTACCGAAACAAACAGATGCATGACTCCATGGAGGTGTACGCATGATCCTGAGCAATGAAGTGTATCAGTGTACAGCAGGAGAAACCTTCGACAGCATAGCCCTTGAGCTGTATGGAGATGAGAAGTACGCCTGCGAACTTCTCAACGCGAACCCTGATCTTTGCACAATTCCAATCTTCAAAGGCGGGGAATACCTGGATGTTCCGGTCGTTGAAATATCAGAACAGGAAGACGAAGAGGACGAAGCTGACGAGACAAGCGCAATGCCCGCAGCTGCTCCATGGAAGGAGTGATGCAGCATGGCAAAGAAAAAGAAAAAGAAAGTCGTAAAGAAGGTCAAAAGTGTATTGAAAAAGAGCAGCAATGCTCCTGCAAAATCCAGCTCAAAGAAAACGAGCGGGGAAATTGGCCGCTGGAACGGACATCGTTTTATCGTTTCGAGCAAGCTGATACGAGGCATGGAAGATCTCTCCATCAAAGGAGGAATCGACACGGATGCAAAGACGAAAAAGAAACAGAACTACGTCGCACGGAAAAATGGGCAGCCGCTTGAAATTTCACTGACCGTAACACTCATGGAAGCGACCGGATGCAAAGTGCGGGATGAGGCGCTGCTATTCGTTTCTGAATCGCAGTCAGGCGCCAAAGACTATTTTTACATAGCGCGTAAGAAACTTGTGAAATGCAAGCTGATCCTGACTGCGGCAACCGTAAAAAATGTGACATTCCTTCCGGGAGGAGGAATGAAATCGGCAAATGTTCAGCTTACATTGAAACAGAATGGAAAAGGTGGAAAATCTGTTTCCGGGTCATCGAGAAGCTCTGGGGGGAGCAACAAGAAATCGGCCAGGGGCGGAGGAGGATCATCCTCATCCAGCGGAGGAAGCGGATCTTACGGCACTGCAAAAAACACAAAAGTTAAAATAAAGGGGAAAGTCGGAGCTGCTAACTCTGAAATCAGACGGAATGTCCGGAACGCTAAGAGAGGAACGGAAACACTTAAGAGACCGAATATGAAGAGAGAAATGGGGTGGCAGTGATGGCAGAATATCAGATCGACAACGTTGCTTCTCCAATCGATTTTCAGGAATCGGATATCCTGGCAAGGACCCTTCAAAACGCGAAAAATCTTCTCATGTGCTATATGGGGGAAGTTCCATACGACCGGTACAGAGGATTTGACCGGACACTATATGATCTTCCGATAATGGACATGAATGATGAGCTCCTTCCAGAACTCGACCGGATTATGGAGTGGGAACCAGACATCGAGGTGGTGGACGCAGAAGCAACACTTCTCGAAGACGGAAGCACATATATCAAAGCAATCGTAGATGTTCAATTCGAGAACTCAGATTAAGGAGGGGACATGGATAATACTGAAACACACTATCTCACGTATGACCCGGACGCGATCTGGGATGAGATGATAACGAATTATGTAATGGCGGGCGGGGATATCCTCTATCCGGGGGACGAGAAAGAAATGCTTCTTAGGTCCGTCCAGGCGGATATTGTGCAGATCTACGCAGCAGTAGATAACGCTCTTCGGATGCAGACAAGACGGTATGCGGTAGGAGATTATCTGGACCTTTACGGGGAAGCCCGTTCCTGCGAGAGAATCAAGGCACAGAACGCAACGGCAAAAGTTACGATCAAGACCAATGCAACCGGTAAAGCCGGTACACTTCCAGCAGGAACATCCATGACGGCAGATGGAGAGCTTTTCTATCTGCTCATTGAGGACTTTGAATATTCCGGATATGCAGAGACACAGACTGCCGAAGTTGTAGCTGACCGGGAAGGGGCAGAAGGAAACGGACTTGTAAAAGGCCAGGAACTTACTCTTGCGGCAACAAACTCAGCAATAAACTCCATCGTATGCGCGGAGAGCGCAAGCGGAGGAAGGGACGAAGAAGAGGACGAAGCTTACCGGGAGAGGATCGGACAGGCTGGTCTGTCGGCTATTACGACCGGGCCAGAAAAGCAGTACGAAGAAAAGGCCCTTGAAGTATCAAGCGAGATCAAGGATGCAAAAGCACTGAATGGCGGAGGAGGAATCGTCAATATCTATCTGACATTCCTGAATGACACAGGAAAAGCCGCGATCATACAGTCTGTAAGCGATGCGCTCAGCCCGGGAGACGTCCGGCCACTGAATGACCATGTGATGGTTTACGAGTCAGAAAAGATTCCATACACCATCGACCTGAATTATGTATCAGATGGCCGTTCAGAGACAGAAGCAGCAATAAAATCCGCTGTATCAGAGTACCAGACATGGCAGGATAAAGAGATCGGGAGAGCTTTCAACCCGGACAAGCTGCTTGCACTGATCTATCAGGCAGGAGCGACAAGAGCGTTTTTTGGATCTTCCAGCTCCTTCAATGGTACCGGTAAACCGGAATATACCGAGATAGCAGAGAATAAAAACTGCCAGGGGACGATTACTCTCAGCAGGATCACAGGATAGGCGGTGAGACATGTTTCGAGTAGACATAGAAAGATGGGTCCCGAAATTCATACTGAACGATAAAAACGGGTACGCGCTCGCAAAAGCAATCGAAGCGGCCCTCAACTCCATGAACGCCAACATAAGAAAGGCTGTAGGAGTCCTTCTTTACGTCGATGAAATGCCGGAATGGAGACTCGATGAGCTGGCGGAAGAACTCGATTGCCTGTATGACTATGACACGGATATTGAGTCCAAACGGATATGGATCAAAAACGCGATCCCATATTACAGAATCTACGGGACACCGAACGCGATCAAGCAGTTTCTAAATGGCTATTTTGATTCGGTTGAAGTTGAGGAAAACTGGAACTATGGAGGAGAACCATTCCATTTTCGCGTGACCGTGGAAGGAGAATGGAACCCGTCAAATGAAGAGTGGGCAAGAAAGGCAATCGAGCGGGCAAAGAATGTTCGAAGCGTACTTGATTCCCTGCGGGCCGGGTGCCATTGCTCTATAGCGATCATGGCAGAACCGGGAACCTGGACAAAGTTCTCTTATCCGATGACCGGGGACAGTCAGAAGACCGGAACATGGCCAAATGCTGCACACATCGGAGTAATCGACAAGCCCGGACTTGCAGCAGACGCATCAGGAGAAGGAACAAACTTCCCATACACCGAGACTGGCACGATTCCCGGACTGGCTCATATCGGTTCAATTGATAGCGCATCTGCGGCAGCAGAAGCCTCTATCGTGGAGCAGAAATATCCTTACCAGATGACGTCTGCCGACTTAAATGCCGGAACTGTGCCGGATGGAAATACGATCTTCGGAGGATCCGACAAGAGCATCCAAGCCGCAAAAGCGGATGATACATATGCAGCCATTGTTTACAAGATCTGCGGTCAGGATGAAATCTGAAGAAAAGGAGGAGCACATCAATGGCGGAAGTTTTTAGACTCGACAGCGCCTATCTCGCGGCAAAGCGGGATGAGATCAAAAATGACATCACGAGCGCGCGCTATAAGGTAGGCAATACCTGGTATAACGCGAAGATTGAGGACGTCAAGACACTGAGCGACGGGCGGATCGAGGCGTCTTTTGTCATAGACCATACCGTAAGCGGAAACATTACCGTGACGGCCATTGAACTCTATGACAGAAACGGAAAGAGAATCGGAAGCAGAAATGTTTCCATTACGCGTGCAGATACCGTAGAAGGAATCTTCTATACCTGCCGCTTTTCTCTCTTCCAGGTAGCAGAAAATACCGGAAAGACCGGAAACTATGATGCAGTGTAAGGAGGTATTAAGGTGGCATACACGAGAACCAACTGGAAAGACCACGTTGTTCAGAGGCCGAAAACCTTCACCAAGGTGGAAAATTCCGATGGAAGCGTGACGCTGAAAGATGCGCCTGGTGAAGTATTGCAGCAGGGCACACCGCAGTCAGCAACAAACTTCAACCATGCGGAGGAAGGCTTGGAGGCGAGCGCGATTGCATTTGACATGCAGTCAACGATTGACCAGGCACTTCTTAGAGACGCACTCAACCGCGTGGAGAAGCTTGAAGCAAAAGTAAATGCTCTGTCTTGATGAGGAGGATGAGCAATGGCGGAAGAAATGAACACTACCATGCCGGAAGGACCGCAGATGACGGACGAGGATATTGCAAAGCTTGACGCAGAGAGAAAAGCGGTAGCAGAAGCGGAACTTGCACCGTTTAAGGCAGCGGCAGCAGAAAGAAAGCAGAACACGGCAGTCATCGCAGAACACGATGACTGCCTTGCAGAACTGATGTATGAGATTTCTCTTAAGGACGTGGAAGGGGATAAATAACTATGGCATATAAGCTGATGAAGAGGATCATTGAACGCGGAGACTATGACAAGGAAGCTGTTATGGACAAGCTCGACGCGTTTCTTGCAACTGACCGCCTTACGACGGATCAGTACAAGGAACTTGCAGGGCTCGTGAAATGAATATCCTGGACAAGATCGCCAGCCGAGTAATTGACCGGAGATATAACAAAATTCTCAGAGAAATGGAGGAGACCGAAAGCATGACTTACAAACTTTTGAAGAGGATCATTTCAAGAGGAAACTATGATAAGGAATCCATGATGCAGAAACTCGATGTTTTTCTACTTGCGGATCGCATTACGACCGAAGAATATCAGGAACTTGTTGAGATGATGAACACATCCGGGGACGGATCCAGCACAGAGGATGGAGGTAAGGCATGACGAATTCACCGCTTGAATTCCTTGCTAAGAAGTACGGAAATGTCGTGAAATACGACAAAGAAGGAAACGTAGCTGGAATTTTCGTCCGCTTTGACAAGCGGAAATCATCTGACCTTGTTGCTGGACTGCCGGAGCATACGCATCCAGCTTTTATCATCAACGGGGTAGAGCAGGACTATATTCTGCTCGGAAAGTATAAGGCAGGAACGGCAGGAGCATCAGACGGAAGACTTCTCAGCCTCCCTAACATCCCACCTGTTGCAAGCATGGGAGCAGATCAGCTCATGGCCGGAATGAAAAAGGCTGGCCCTGGCATTACCGGAATGACTGTTGCCGATGCAGGCTTTATCAAACTGCTTGCTCAGAAAGAAGGATGGACCCCGCACGGGAATAATGACTGGGGCAGTGACTACAGAGACGGATCTTCCTGGACAAATGGACAGTCCGTTTCAAAGGACACGATAAGGACCTTCGAAGGATTCCTTTACACATGTCTGATTGCGCATACATGCGCGGCAGAGCTGCGGCCGGACATTGCACCGAACTACTGGAAGAAGGGAAAACAGGTAGGCGGAACATCTTACGAGCCGTCAGGAGCAAAAGATGGGGGCAAGCAGACCGGGTATAAGACCCTGAACGGGTCCGGACCTCTTGACTGGTATCTCGGCAGCGATCCCGGAAACATGTCCGACCTGATCGGATCTTCTCTCGAACTGAACGCCGGATATCGTATCGTTGACGGAGAAATCCAGATTCTTGAGAATAACAATGCAGCAGATCCGGATGCGGACCTCTCCGCTTCCTCGGCTGCATGGAAGGCAATTCTTCCGAACAAAGCAAACGATGGTTATTCTCTTGTGACGCCAGGAACATCAGGAACTCTCCATTGGAATTTCTTGAATGACAAGATTACACTCGATACTCAGTGCGACAATTTCACGAAAGGAGGAGTGTGGCAGAGCTTCGCAGGACTCGTAGCCAATACTTCGCACCTTCCATATGTCCCGTCTATCATGAAGGAACTTGGACTTTTCCCGACTGGATCCGATGATAAGACTCAGGGAGGCTACGGGATTAACTTCACAAAGGGTGAGTTCTTCCCGCGACGTGGCGGCTTTTGCAGCCACACCAGCAACGCTGGCCTTGGCTGTGTGAATGCGTACGACCCGCGCGGCTGCGCGAGCACGTACTTTGGCTCGCGCCCTCGCTCCCTTGCCTGAATCCCTGATCCCTGAAACCTGAAACCCTGTAGCAGCACGCGGTAGCGTGCTGCATATCTCAGAAAGACATGATTGTATGGGAGAGCATTTTGATACATCACACACCGCCGGACCGTGCTGCCAGCGCATAGAAGACATGCTGAAATATGCGCAGCCCATTCTAGGCAAATGGCCTCCGTTTTATAGATATACACTTGGAGAACAGATGCAGAATGAGATGCTGACAATGCTTCGACTTGCAACGAAAGCACGTCTCCGGTATTACAACAAAACGACTCTTGCAGACCTCGATACAAGCAAAGCTGTACTTGAATGTTTTCTGAGACAGGCAAATGAAATTGAATTTACAGACCGGTCCGGAAACAGAAGAAGACTCATCACCGATAAGAACTTTGAATCCTGGTCACTCAGGATCACGGAGATCGGAAAAATCATCGGAGGATGGATCCAATCTGTTCAGGGCCGCAAGTAAATACGGGGGCATGCCGAAATTCTGTGCCATTCTTAGTTCTTCCCGCGACGTGGCGGCAATTACAACAACACCAGCAACACTGGCCTTGGCTATGTGAATGCGAACAACCCGCGCGGCAACGCGAACATGAACTATGGCTCGCGCCCTCGCTCCCACATATATCAAAAGAATCATGAGTTTATGCAACCATGGACAATAAACTGATGGGAGGGGCATGCATCCGGGGCGATTACTCTATCGCTGAACGATAAATCATCAGGAGAATGATGAAAACATCTGCTTTTCTCTGGATGGTATTGATATGGAGATCCCGGAAGGGAGTATGGCGGAGACTGCCAGCAGCGGAACCATTACAGTCAAAGTCAGGCAGGAGTGCCACACATATCGCAACAAACAGAGCGGAGGAACAGTTTTGGAAAGGCTGCATGATCTGAAAAGCCGCATCTGTGATTTTGGGAACCTCATGTGCGCATACCGTGAAGCTTCGAAAGGCAAGCGGTACCGCAATGAGGTTCTTTCATTCCGCATGAATCTTTGCGAGAACATCCTTCAGATCCAGAAGGAACTTCTCACAATGACCTACAAGGTAGGACCATATCGGGAATTTTATATCCAATATCCGAAGCCTCGTCTTGTAATGGCTCTTGGCTTTCGTGACAGGATCGTACAATGGGCAATTTACAGACAGCTGAATCCATACCTGGATAAGCGATACATTGCTCACAGCTACGGATGCAGAGAAAATAAAGGAACACTCAAGGCGGCGGAACAACTCTTACACTACGTACAGGAAGTAAGCAGGAAACCGGATGCCGAAGAATGGCTCATCGTCTATGGCGATGTATCAAAATTCTTTTATCGGGTCGATCATGTTACAACTCTGCAAATGTACCACGATATTTCGGACGATTTATGGTTCGATTGGCTGATGGGCAGCATTATAAATAATCCGGATATGCCGTTCGGACTTCCTCTTGGGATCAGACCAGAGAACTGCCCGAAGGAATCCAGACTTTTTGATGTCGGCATGCCAATAGGAAACCTTACAAGCCAGTCAACAGCAAATTTCTACTTGAATCGCCTTGACCAGTTTGTAAAACATTCTCTACATGTACATATGTATGTGCGGTATATGGATGATTATGCCCTTCTCGTCCATGGAAAAGAAGCCGCACGAAAAGTATTTGCAGAGATCACAGACTTTCTTATGGACAAGCTGAAATTGGCAACAAGCCCGAAAAGCCAGATACAGAAGGCTACAGATCCGATAGAATTCTGCGGATATGTGGTCACACCTTACGGTCTGAGAGTGCGGAAGAAAACCACACGTCATGTCAAGCGCAGTACAAAGCACCTGACAAAGCAGGCCGCGGCCGGAGAGATGGAAAAGAGCAAGGCAAAAGAGAGCACTCAAAGCTATTGTGGACTTTTTCTTCATGTAAACGGCCACGACATGCTGAGATGGATCAAAGACCATACACGGGAGCTGGAGAAAATCACGGATAAAGGAACAATTAAATTTTATACAATTAAAAGAAGGAAAGGCGGACTTGCCGATGTATTCCTCTTTCCTGACGGATTCCCGGCAAACGTGGCTCATCCATCCGACACAAATATCAGGATCTTAGCCGTCTATGGCCTGGAATATAGCGACGGCCTTGCCATAGATATACGCATGCGATATGACGCATGGTGCGATATGGCGGAAGACATCACAGTAAACGACAACATGCTTGATAATGGGGAAGGAGAATCACCTTGGAACCATCAGTAATTATTTCTCTGCTATCTCTTGCCGGCATGATTGTTTTCGGCGTTCTCACCGCTGCCCATAACAACGGTGGAGACGTGAGACAGCAAATCGAAGAGGCAAAGAAAGAGGCAGCCGCGAACGCAAAGATCGAATTATCTCTCGACAGCATCAAGGCAGACACGGGAGAGATCCGATCAGAGCAGCGGACCATGCGAATGGACATTAACGATTACGGAAAACGTCTTGTAATCGTGGAGCAGTCCGCAAAATCAGCTCATCATAGAATTGATCGCCTGGACAATCAGCTTGGAATTGCACATCAGGCGTCTGATTCGGACACATACGGTGCAAAGGAGGAGGAAAAGAAGAATGAAAATTGATCTTACTGCATTACTTCAGGCCGTAATCATGGTCCTGAGCGCAATCATCACGTCAAAGGTTGTTCCGTGGATCAAATCGAAGACCAGCACAGAGCAGTTTTCTCAGCTTGAGACAGCTGCGAAAGTCGCCGTGTATGCGGCAGAGCAGGTCTATAAGTCCGGACACGGAAATGAAAAACTGCATTACGCATTAGGGAAGCTGATGCAGGCTGGTTACTCGGTTGACGAAGATACGCTCAAGACGGTTATTGAGAAATCTGTCTATGAGATGAATAAATCGCCAAACATGAAGGAACTAATGAATATCACAGCATCTTCTATAAAGCCTGAAAAGGCGGAAACGGATGCAAAAGCAGAAAATGAATGAATAATGACATAGGCCCGGACATAGCTGTGTCCGGGCCGCTTTTCTGAAACATTGAGATAGACATATTGAGGGAGGTTGAAAATCAATGAAAGTTGTGCAGCCGATCCGGGACCTCGATCAGCTTCAGAAATGCTATCAGATCGCGCGCGAACATGACGCATCACGTCATGGAAATGAAGTCTCATGGGAACTCATTCTGCTCGTTGGATTCAATACAAGCCTGCGGGTATCGGATTTCCGGAGATTCAAGGTGAAGGACCTGCGGGGAAAGGACTATGCTCAGATCCAGGCGAAGAAGACTGGGAAAGAGGCAAGGATCTTAATCAATCCGTCTGCACGGAAGAAGATAAACCGGCTGCTTTCCGGACGGCCGGCAGACGAGTATATCTTTCAAAGCAGGGAAAAAGACACGATCACACACAAGCCAAGACCCATATCAAGGCAGCGCTGCTATCAGATCATCAACAGTATTGCTCGCCAGGCCAAAATAGAAGA